ATTATATCTGATGATACGATAGTAGCTAATCATCCTTGGGTAGAAGATGCTCAAGAAGAACTAGAAAAAGTTAAAGAGCAAAGAGAAAATATGATTGATCTTGACCTTATAGAAGGTGTTATGAATGAAACAAATATTCAAGAAGAATAATAAAGTGCTTGATAAGCTAGAGAAAGGCATAGAAAAGCAAATACTAAGCTACTACACACAGGCTTTAAAAGAAATAAGGTCTAGGATAGCATACTATAATGAAAAAGGCGTATTCAATCAAAATGAAATGTTTAGATATAATAGACTTGCTAACCTAGAAAAGCAAATAAGCAAAGAAATAGTCAAAATAAATGGCAAAAGTGCTAATACACTTAAAAATGGGCTAGCAAAACTGTATGAAGAAAGCTACTACATGACTGGATATGCCTTTGAAAAAACTCTAGACACAAAACTAGGATTCACACTACTAAAAAAGGAATTAATTGAAGAACTTATCAAAAACCCATTTGACAGAATAGGTTGGAATAATAGAAACAAAGATAATATAGCTTATTTAGTTAAAAAGCTAAAAGAAGAAATAGCAACTGGACTCATACAAGGTAAAAGCTATAGAGATATATCAAAACAAGTAAAAGATAGGATGGGTATAGGAGCTAGTAAAGCTATTAGGATTGTTCAGACAGAAGGACACAGAGTAAGAGAGAGTGCAAGATTTGAAGGTATGAAGCAAGCTAGAAATCAAGGTGTAGAAATGAAGAAAAAATGGGTTGCTACACTTGATGATAGAACTAGAGATAGGCACCAGGCATTAGATGGACAAACAGTTGATTTAGATGAAAGATTTTCAAATGGTCTTATGTATCCAGGGGACCCAAGTGGACCAGCAAGTGAAGTTGTAAATTGCAGATGTACAATGATAAGCATTTTAGGTGAAGAATACGAGCCAAAAGTTAGAAAAGCTAGAGACGAAAAGAACAAAGGTGAGATTATACCATACACAAATTACCAGGATTGGTTTAGAAATAGAATAGCAAACAAATAGTCCCTATACGGTATAATATTATTAATAAAACTGTATAGGAGGAAAAACAAATGAAAATCAAACTAGACGTTGAATGGGCCAAAGAAGTATTGCTTCTACACCACAAGATTTACAATCATCCTAAATGTCCTAATGAAATTAAAGATATGCAAAGACTTGAACTAATGAGGATATTTGGAAAGGAATATGATATTAAAAAATTATTAGAAGAGGTAAATAAAACACTCATAATTGAGTGTTTTTTATATTCGTCTTTTTTGGTATTGTAGGCGTAAAAGAACAAGACTACTCGAGGACACAACCTCGTAAAAAAGTGTAAGTAGAATCGGGAGGTTATAATTATGGAAAAACTAAAAGAATTATTAGGAGAAGAATTGTATAATCAAGTCAAAGAAAAACTTGGTGATACAAAAATCATGATTGATGATGGGAATTTTATCCCAAAATCAAGGTTTGATGAAGTAAACGAACAAAAAAACGAATACAAGAAAATGCTTGAAGAAAGAAACTCTCAACTAGAAGAACTAAAAGCGAAAGCACAAGGGAACGAAGAACTACTAAACAAAATTAATGAACTTGAAAATCTAAACAAAACTACTATTGAAGAATATGAGAAAAAAATAGAACAGTTAAACTTTGATAGAGCATTAGAAAATGCTCTAATGAAAGCTAAAGCTAAAAATATTAAAGCAGTAAAAGCATTATTAAATTTAGAAAACATCAAGCTTGATGGAGATAATATTATAGGCTTGGAAGAACAGTTATCTAAGTTACAAGAAACTGATTCGTATTTGTTTGGTGATGATAAGCTAGCAGGCAGAGAGCCTAACCCAGACACAAAGCCAGTTTCCCAGGAATACAAAGATAATCCTTGGGAAAGAGGAAAAGTAAGTTTAGCGAAACAGGCTGAAATATTAGAAGAAAATCCACAGCTTGCAAAATCATTAATTGAAAAAGCAGGATTTAATCCTGCGGATTATGGACTATAAAATTAATTTGAGGAGGAATTTATTATGCCTAGCGTAGTAACTAGAGTAGCAGACATTATAAAACCTGAGGTGTTTAATAATTATATTATTAACACTACACCAGAAAAATCATTGTTATTCAGAAGTGGTATAATCTCAACAGATGCTAGAATTTCTGGCAAACTTGCAAATGGCGGCGACATGATTAAAATGCCATTCTTTAATGATTTGTCAGGTGATCCGCAACCACTTCAATCTAATACGGCGTTAGAAACTCAAAAAATCACTACCGGGCAAGACCAAGCAAGAGTATTCATGTTCGGTCAAGCGTGGAGTGCTGAAGATTTGGCTGCAGAACTTGCAGGAGCAGATCCAATGCAGGCAATAGCAGATAGAGTTATTGCTTACTGGGATAGACAATACCAAAAGATTTTGTTGAAATCATTAGACGGTGTATTTGCTGACAACGCTGTAAATGATTCAGGAGACTTAATTAAAAACGTATCAACAGAAGATGGTGTAAATGCTACTTCTGCAAACAAAATGAGTGCAGAAGTAATACTTGATGCAAAACAACTATTAGGAGATGCTAAAAATAATTTAACAGCAATTGCTATGCATTCAGTAGTACACACTAATCTTCAAAAATTAGACCTAATTGACTATATACCAGATTCAAAAGCCGATATAGGTTGGGGTACTTACATGGGAATGACTGTTATCGTTGATGATGGGCTACCTGTTGTGGCTGGGACAACAAGCGGATATAAATACACTTCATATCTGTTTGGTGCCGGAGCAGTAGGATATGCAGAAGGCAGACCAAAGGTACCTGTAGAAACTGATAGAGATTCCCTAATGGGTGAAGATATCCTAATTCATAGAAGAAAGTTTATCTTGCACCCACGAGGATTCAAATGGACAGAAGCAAATGTTCTTGCAGAAATGCCGACACTTACTGAAATAGCTGACGCTGCAAATTGGGATAGAGTATATGACCCGAAAAATGTAAGAATAGTCAAGATAGTTACTAATGGTTAATATATAGGCTAGGGTAAATACCTAGCCTTTTCTATTTATTTGGAGGTGGTAAATTGAGTGCTACAGCATTTCAAAGACGTAGGAGGGAGTTAGCAAAGCAAAGAGAACTACAAAAGCAAAAGGAATTAGAGAAACAAAAAGAAAAAGTTAATCAAGAAAAAATAGAAACTATGACTGTAAAAGAATTAAGGGAAATGGCTAAGGAAAAAGAAATAGATGGATATTATAACATGAAAAAGGATGAACTTATTCAGGCCCTAAAGGGGTGATTAGATGGAAAGAGCAGATTATTTAGATTGGCTAAAGGAATATTTAAACAACACCAGTATTGAAGATATTGGAATAGTAGCCTATGTGATAGATAAAATGATAGATCATGACAGTTCTAGTAATGACAATATAAAGTCTAAAAGTATAGGAGATATATCCATAACCTATAGAGACGACAATACACCATATCCTAAGACTTTACTAAAGAAATTAGGCCATCTTAAAAAGGTAAGGTGGTAATATGCTAGAAAACTTTAAAGAGTATATGCAATCTGTAATCATAGAACGTCTTACAACCACCGACAATGGCTTTGGTGGGGTTATAGAGACATGGACAACACTAGCAACTATAAATGCCTATATACGAACTTTAGGAGGAAATGAGAGAGTAGTAGCAGATAAAGAAACTATTTACTCTACCCACAGAATGTATTGTGAAATAACAGATATTACTGTAGCAGATAGAATAAATGATAATGGCAATATTTATGAAGTTAAGCTAGTAGATAACAAAGGCGAATTTATGCAGATAGACCTAGAATATAAGGGTGTTTTAAATGACTAAGTATAAAAGCTATAAAAAAGATGTGCTTAGAGCTATAACTAAAGCTGAAAAAAGAGCCCTACATGCTATAGGGGAGTTTGTGACAAGTGAAGCTAAAGTTAGAGCACCAGTTGATACTGGTAATCTTAGAGGAAGTATAGAAAATGAAATAATAGATAATGATAAATCAGTTTTTATAGGAACAA